AACTGGGATCCGCCAACATACAGCTGATCGAGACCCGGGAGGTTTCCGCCGGGGGCGACAATCCCGTTCACGTCCAGGAAGTTACTGGACATGACGCTTACGCCCTGGATGTACGCGCCGTAATAGATCCCATTGCCGTACCCATCGAAGGTCACGCCGAAGAAGTTGTAGACAACACCCAACGCCGTGCTCGATGCGCCAAGCTGCACACCAACACCCTGTACGCTTGAACCGCCTGCGAAGAAATCGTTGATGAAGTTGATGTTCGAGACACTATTGACCAGCACGCCTTCGCTGAAATAGTTCGTGCCCTCATAGCCGTCTGAACCGCGGATCGTGACGTTGGTGATGTCCGTGAGCGCGGTGTTAGCCGGATTGGCAATCGTTGTTTGCGTCTGGTTCAGGTAGATGCCGGCCGTGCCGCCACCAGCGTTCTGCGACGTGATGGACATGTCGCGGATGTGGGCACTGTTCAGCGGCCCCAGATAGTTCACAGCAATGCCAGGGAATCCTGCCAGCGTGAACGTGAGCTCAGTCACGTCCGAGCCGGCGCCAACAATCGTGATGCTCGATGTGTTGTTCGGGAACGTGTAATTGATGGTGCTCGAGAACAGATACTTGCCGGCCGGGAAGTAGACGCAAACTCGACCGGTCGGACTGGCTGAAAGCGCAGCGGTAAATGCTGAACTGTTGTCGACCGTCCCGCTCTTGTTGCCGCCGAAGTCCAGGATAGACGGGCAAGGGGAGTGAGCAGCGACAAACCCCGTACTAGCGGCGAGCGTGCTGTTGTTGCCGACAGATTGTGTGCCGACGATGGCATTGGAAAGCGTGGGCGAGGTTGCCAGAACGGGACTTCCACTGCCCGTCACCGCATTGGTGAGAGCCGCCGCCACGCCGGTTCCGAGACCGGAGATGCCGGTCGACACTGGAAGACCGGTGGCATTCGTCAGCGTCACTGCGGACGGCGTACCGAGATTGGGCGTTACCAGCGTGGGGCTCGTCGCGAGAACTGCCGAGCCAGAGCCGGTGGCCGTTGACGAACCAGTTCCGCCCTGAGACACGGAAAGCGGCGTCGTGAGCCCGGAAAGCGAGGTGATATTGCCGCTGGAGCTGTTGAGCAGGGTTCCGCTCGTCGGCAGCGTGATATTGGTGGATCCGGTCGTATTCAGTACGAGCGGATTGCCACCGGTCGTCGAGAAATTGCCGCCGAGCGTAATCGTTCCGGAGTTGGCGACGCCAGTGCCACCGTTGACCGGCGTCAGCGGGTTTTGAAGCGTGACGCTGTTGAATGTGGGAGAAGGGTACGTCTGGGCGAGCGCCGCCAGCGGCGCCAAAAGCGCCGCAATCAGGATTTTCTTCATTGTTTTCGAATCAGGAGATTGAGACTACGCCGCCGTTGTTCCAGACGACGCCAGAGGCGGAGGGACGAGTTGTCGGCAGGCCGGAAGCGAGAGCGGTGAGGGTGATGACCGTAAGAAGGGAAGAAAGCGGCATCGTGCAGAGGGCGGATTGTCCGTTCTGTGTTTGCCTGATGGTCACCGTCTCGCTACCGGTAAGTGGTTGAGGTAATCCAAACACCTGATTCATTTAATATCCGATCGCCATGAAGTTGACCTGGGCGAGGTTGACCGGGGAGCCGTTGTTCGCAACTACGGCCACCAGGTTGAATCTCGTTGATGAATTGGAGAAAGAGGCTTGGTTGTTGGTAACCGTTGTGCCGTTGTTCACGTAGTTTGCGACCCCGGACAGCAATGCATTTGGGAACGGCAAATCGAGCGTTAGAGTGGCAATCCCGGAGGCGTTAGTGACGGCCTGTCCCCACTGAAAGACTAGCGGGACAAGAGCGCCTGCGACGGAGCACGGGATTACAAGGTGACCTGTTCCAGTGGTGTCCGCAGAGAACTGGCCAAGATTCACCGCTTGCCCAGCGGAGGAAGCAGCCGCTACAGCTACAGGATCACTGAACGTGTTTGGACCCGACCATGTATTGGTTGCCGCCAGTTGTCCAAAGGACGATTGCTGTCCCGCGGTCGGAGGGCTGTAGGCGTAGTCTCCTGTCAACCACGAAAGCGCTGCCGTGCCTTCCTGGCCGCGCAATACGGTTAATGTCGATCCGGTCCTCGCTGTCGCATACACCACCTCATAGTTCTGGCGCGTAGCGACGTCATTCAGCGTGATTACCAGTACCTGTCCAGAAGGAATCGATGCCGGCAGGTTCGCGGTATTCGATAGCGTTATCGTGGTAGCGCTGGACGAGACCGGTCCTGCCAACGTCGTGTTGACGTTGTTCGCGAACGTGAAAATTGTCATTGTCGTCAGGCGATCGAGATGACGCCGCCGTTGTTCCAGAGTTGACCGGTTGAGCCCGGATTGGTAAGAGGCAGATTTCCGCCGCCAAGCGCCAGGAGTCCTGAAGCGGTAAGTGTTCCGAAATAGACTGGCGGCGCCAGGGGATCAGGGGTGATGCCCGGGATCACAGAGACGGTGCCGCCGTTGTACCAAACGGAACCCGCTGCTAAACCTGTCGGGCTAGTCGGATAATTGAGCGGAGCAGTCATCCACAGAACGCCACCATCGTTGAAGAACCCGATATTGACGAAGGCGAACGTGTACTGAAACGGAAACGCTAGAACACCGTTGTTCAGGCACTCCTGCAGGATCGTAAAATTCGAATCCTCAAACGACGTAATGGTGAATACGTTCCCAGATACGGTTATCGATGGAGGGTTGTCGAGTACCGCATAGTCGGACCCATTAGCTCCATTGAGGAACCTGTTGACCCGGTTCTTGAGCCAGCCCATATTGAAAACCTGACCATCACCGCGATACAGGTTCCACGTCATCACACGTTTGTAGATGTCGTCCGAGGCAATCTCTGCGGTTCCAGACGATGAGTGGCTGAGACCGTTGTATGGGACCGTGTTATAGGGTGCGGTGTTGTATCCGGCTATCGTCGTGGAGGTTTGCGTCGAGAGGACTGGGCGGGGGATTCCATAGACACCATTACCTATCCAATCCAACAGCGGGCCCGTTATGTTTGGCGACGTGTAGAGGCCAAGCGGCGTGTCATTGAACCAGTCGACGTACCCTTGCGAAATCGAGTTGAACGCATCGACGAAAGCCTGAAGGTTCTCGTCATCGCTGTATTGAAGGTATAGGTAGCTCGGGATTGTTTTCTGAAGCGGCAAAGTCGAGAATGATTCGATATTGCCCATGGCTATCCCTGAGTTACCGTGATCGCAGTTGCGCTCGCTGAGAAGTAGCCCTCAACATCCCCGGCAATGATGCTGGTGCCGGCTGCGGGAGACACCGGAACGCCATTGATGGTCACGGCAAACTGCAATGTCGTTATGTTGGACGCGGCGATCACTGAAGAAACCGCACTTTGAAACACCGCCGTCATCTCGAGTTCATTGATCGGCTGCCCGACGTAGATCGAGTTGATGTATGACTGAAGCGCCGGAGCTGCCAACTGATTGACCGATGTGCCTGCCGTAAAGCTGGGTAGAGTCGTATTCCAGGTCACCGCTACTGTCACAACTTGCTGCGGAGGATTGACGAACGTTACCGAATAGGTATCGGGATTCTGGAATAGAGACACAGTCACATTGCGGGGATTCGGACTGAGCGTGGCGCCACTGACATATGCACCAAATCCGCTGCCGTTTGTCGTCGTCGTGATCGTTGTTGGCGTAACCGACGCGATCGTATAGGTGCGGTTGTATGCGCTTGGCGTAGCCCCCGCCACAGTCACCGTGCCGCCCGCAACGTATCCATGATTCAGGTTGGTCGTGATGACGACCGGGTTGGCTGCGGTCATTGTCGTGACCGACAGCTGGGAGCCCTTTAGCAATGCGATGTCGCCAGCACCCTGCAGAATTGCGTTCGCAACGGCATATGCATCGCCGCCTCCGCAGACGACCTGCCAGCCGCCCGAAACCGCGTTAATCGAAACCAGTTGTTGCTGAACGCCCGTGATCTTGTAAAGCAGCGTTTTAAGGTAAGCGGGAGTTCCAGTGGCCGCTACCAATCCGGCCTGCAACACCTGGGCGCGATAGTCCTGCACGCTCTGAGCGGTCGTTGCGGCGGTTCCGGCCTCCGGGTTAGTAACCGTGACTGCATAGGCGCTTGGAACCGACGTCACCAACTGATTGACGGTGTTGGCCGGAATCGCGAAGCTACCGCTCGTCGTCGCTACCGCAAAAAGGAGCGGGCTTAATCCGCTGGCCTGGATGACTCCGCCATCCTGAAGCGCGTACTGATTGGTTCCGTCACCCACGACGAAGCCTTTCTGGAACACATAACCAGCTGGACCGGCGAACTGGACATACACACTGCCGTTTGCGCCCACTCCCTGAGCGATCCCGAATTGAGCGCCGAGTTGGGCCAGCACAAATGCATTGGCACCATATGGGCTGACGCTGTTGATGGCGTCGACTCGTGCTTGATCGATCGCGACGAGCGCGCCAGTGTCGGTGCCCGCGACATCGTCTATCAGGGAGCCGGGAAGGTTGGCTGTGTAGCCGGGAACCTGATTGGAAACATAGTTGATCAGGGTGTCGTACAGCGTCGCCACGGGAGTCGCCTGCGGCCCTGCCGTCGTCATTATCAGTGGAATAGACGTTGTGCTCATGCGGCGTTGTGGTCAGTTCGGAAACGAAAAAGCCGCCCGAAGGCGGCCTGGCTTTGCTATCGGTCTAGCGACGTCTGGCCCAGATGAAGCCGCTGTGCGTAAGCGTGCTCGTGGCGAACGTCGTAGCGGCAGTGAGATAAACCGTTGTCGACGTTGATACGTTGATAAAGCGGACGGGGCACACCCCGTCATAACCGACGCCCGCCGGAAACGACACCGACTGCAAGATCACATAGGGAAACGCGGTTTGCGCGCCAGACGTCGTTGTCAGTCCGTAATTCAGCCCCTGTGTTGTCGTTGTGCCCGCAGGATTTGTTTGCAATGTGCATCCAACGTCCCAATCCCCAGCGGTCAAAGTAAGCGACACGACATTGCCAAGCGTGGCGCTCGTCGCCGCAACGGCTGATGCGGTTGCCGTCAACGGTTCGCCAACGCTCCCCGCCGATACGTTGCTACCCGTGACGTTTCCGACGATACCGGCCGGATATGCGGGTGTGATAGCGCTTGTAGCCTGGAGCGTCGTGAATTTGCCCGCAGCAGCTGCTGTGGTGCCAATTGCCGGAGGCGAGGCCAAGTAGGTACTGAACCCTGCCCCACTGACAGTGCTAGATGCTGATAGCGTTGTGAACGAGCCTGCAGCCGCGGCCGTCCCACCAATGGCTGGCGGGGATGCGAGGTAATTGGTAAAGCCGGTACCGCCGACCGTTCCGCTCGATGAAAGATTGGTGAATGTGCCTGCGGCCGGCGCGGTGCCGCCGATCGCTGGGGGCGACGCGAGATACGTGCTGAAGCCTGTGCCGCTGACAGTGCTGCTTGCTGACAGCGTCGTTGCGGCTACGCTGCCCGCATACGACGATCCAGTGATCGTTGCGCCGCTGATTGCCGGGTTCGTACCGAACACCGCGGCGCCGCTGCCGGTTTCATCCGACAACACGCCAGCCAGTTGTGCGGAGGTCGTGGAGGCGAATTGCGCTAGCGTTCCGGTCGTCGTGGCGGAATTGGCGAAGCAGGTAAAGCCCGTGCCGCTTGTGTACTGCAGCGCGCTGGTCGACGTCGAGCAACTCGGCATCGCGAACGCCGTGGGAGACGCGCTTGCTGCCGTGGCGTTTGCGAGTACTGTATTTGCCGCTTGTGATGCCAGCGAACCGGGAGCGATTAAACCGGGAGCGGTGAACGTTCCGGTCACGGTCAGCCCTGCAATGGTCGGAGCGGTGGCTAGCACCACGCTCCCTGATCCGGTTGACGCGGTGGCGCCGGTGCCTCCCGATGCTACGGGAAGCGGTGATGTCAGACCTGAGATCGTCCCGCCGGTTATGGCAGTACCCGACATCGTTCCACCGTTGATGGTGGCATTTGTAATCGAGCCGCCCGTGATCGCCGCGGCTGAATTGCTCGTTTTCGCGGCTAACGCGGCGTTGAGCTGAGACGCCGTCAGAATCTGACCGGGCGTAAACTGTGCGTTGGCCGTCGAACAAATAAACGCGAGCAGGAAGAGAATGCGTCGAATCATGCGAGGGCCGATTGATTGAGAATGAATGTGCTGTCGAGTTGCGGGGCGTTGATCGATGAATCCACGTATGGAGTCAGAATTGCGCCGCTGTGGCATACCGCACTGACGTTGTAGACGGGCGGAAACGAGCCCTGCACCCGGTTAATCGTGAGTGACGCGAAGTACTGCGAGAACTGCGTCTGCGTCTGCATGACGTAGTAATCAGGCAAGACCTGCGTCACGATCGTCTGGTATTGAGGAATACCGTAGTTCGCGTAGATCGGACTCTCGCCAAGATTCAGTTTCAGACATTGCGCGAGAGTGGTCAGATAAACGTTGTCGTTGTATCCGTTCGCATCGGTCTCGACCACAACCCATGTTTTCGAACCGTCCTCGTTCAGGATTCGCCCATATGTGCGCATTTACTTGACCATTTCAATTTATCTATGCCAGATACCTACTCACCAAGTTTCTTTGCGCACGACAATCTGCTGAGGAAGTCGCGCGACTATCTGGTGCTCGTTCTGTTCCTGCGAAGTCGATCGGAGGCATTTCCGTGGGCGTTGGAAGTGGCCAGGCGCGCGACGCTATTCGCAGAGCGAGACCTGGAGACTCTCAAGATTCATGTCGCGGGATTCGCTAAGACGTTTGATGGCGCCACTCAGGCGATGGACCTGATTCACTACGTTCGAGGCTGGCGGGGCACGCATTTCTATGCGCAGGGGCGCATGGTCATTGGCGAAATGGAGCCCGCGTTCCAGATCGAGGCGGTACTGAAATGCTTCGCCGATTCGTGCGCTGCTCGAGACCACAGGGCGCACTGCTTCCGGATGGTGGACGACCCATTCAATCCGTTGGCACCTTATCGGACATTCGACCATATCGCGCCGAACTTCAGGCACTACGAAGCGGCCTCAGAAAAGGGGGCTTTCGTATTCCCTTGTCGACATATGCTGCAGTGGTTCCGGCCTCAGCGCGGACATCCCGCATCTGTATCGAATCAAATTCAGGCGGAAGGCGTAGCGCGACACTGCGACGTATGTCCGAGGTTCAATCCCGACGACTTCGGGGTACTTAAAAAGGAAAGCGAATAATGCGCAAACTCGTGATTCTGCTTGCAATGTCTGCAGTGCATGCCAATGCGGCCGACCTGTCTGGCATCCCGCAAAACTGCCAGGCTCCGCTCGCACACGACATGGAGATGGCGAACATCCCTTATCTTCTGGACCTCGGACCGAATGCTGCCCGAATCCAGTCTATTGAGACGGCAGTCGGAACGCCGGCGTACGAGTACTACCCCGGTCTGTATCGAATCGACTGCTACATCACAGTACATTGGAGCAACGGCACCGTCGATTACATGCACAAGTTCAGCATGTGGCAGGACCGGTACGACGGACTGAAGGGTTCATACACGCGCCGCTAGTTGATCGGCGGGTCCGTTTGAACCTTGGCTCCAGTTCCCGGGAAATAGCCATGTGTGTGGTTCTCGTAGCTCTCGCCGTTGATCTGCAGGCCAGACCCGTTAAGAACGATGGTCTGCGTACCGAAGGTCATCGTAATTCCAGCCGCATTGACGACCAGTGACGTGGTTCCAAATGTCAGGGTGACGCCCGTTTCGCTGACAACTGCCGAAGATACTCCATCAGAAGTACGGACGATTGCTCCGTTCGGGCCTTCGATCTGCGCGGCGTTGGGATCATCTGGCCCAGAGCCGGAATTGCTGATCGGCACAAAAACGAGAGCACTCAGATTGCCGGGCCTCGTCAGCGTTGCGACGCCACCGCCCAGCCCGGATACTCCGCCGAGATAAGCATCCGCAGGCATCGTGACGCCCTTGTCGCCCACCTGCGTCGGCATCCTGATCCACGGACTTTCCGCCTTAGGGATGGTGATGTTGGGCAGCGTATATGGAGCGGAGTTGACCTCAAATGCTACGGTGACTATCGCTCCGCTAACCTTGACGACACGGCAAGGCAATGCCCGGCCAAGATTCTCAATCGCCTGTTGGGCGCGGTTAATCGCGGTCTGGTTGGCGCTCCGCTGAACCCACAGTTTGGCGTAGTTCTCTGACATCGCTTAGCTCGGAAGGACGATGCAGTTCGCTATCGTTGACCATTGTGCCGCGTCCGCTGACCGGAAGTTACCGATCTGGCGCAATTCGTTGATGATGAAATTGTTCTGGAACGTCGTTTGATACTTGATGCTTGAGGGATAGGCCGCTGCAGTCGTCTTGATGTACCCGGGCGCGTTTTGAAGACCTTCCGGCATCTTGACGATGGCGCCCATCTGCAAGTCGGCGCGCGCGACCATTTTCGTCTGGATCGTGTTCACACCAATCCACGTCGGCTGGCCCACGAAGTCATTGAAATTCAACTGGATTGGGCCGGGCTTATAAGTGCTGTCGTAAATAACAATCTCGCCCGCCTGAATTCCGATCGTCACGCGATTATCGAACACTCCCTCGGTGATATCGCCGACGACCTGCGCCAGTTGATCCAACGTCCCGCAAATATGCGGCTCGTCGTGGCTTTGCACGAAATCACCGCCGATGTTCATCGACACCTGAAAGCCCGGGTACGCTACGGAAAACGTCTGCTTCAGCGCGTCCGCGAGAGACATACCAGCGCTCCAGTCGAGCAGGATGTTGCCTGGATTGTCCACTGTGTAGACGCCCGGGATTACAACGAAGTCGAGCGTTTGGTCTACGCCCTCCCAGTTGCCGAACGACTGGAAAATGGGGCCTTTGAGAATCGTGCCCGACTGGGCGGGATTAACCAGCGGCAGCCCAGTTCGCATGCCCGCCTTAAGCTCGAGCGTCATGCCCGCGAACTGCTGTGCCTGCGTCAGATCCTGAAGCGGGATGCCGTACACCGTAACAGTTGACGCGCCGCTCGGCGTGCCATACGGGCCTATCAGCGCGTCGTACTCTATGTTCAGCGCTGCGGGATCGTAAATATTTTTCGGATGCGAGGTGTACGTCCTGAACGGCGTCGTGCTGCCTGCCGGCGTAATCGTCAGGGAGTAGTATCGGCTCACGAACTAACCTCGAAGTTCCCGGTGTCCGCCCGGTACAGCAGCGTGCTTGACGTGAAGATGCCCGGCGCCAGCAGGATGTCGTAGCCGAGTGGAGAGCCTACCAGCGCCCCGGACCATATCGCAGTGCCGGATTGATCCTGCAATGATGCAAACCAACGCTGCCCCGCAATGTTCCAGGTAACGATGAGTTGGTAACTGACGTTGTCGAGCGTGACCGTGGTTGAGAAGGGCGGCGATGCCGAGTTATTCGGCGAAAATGCGATCAGCGTAGTGCTCATAGCGGCGCCGAGAGGTATTGATTGACCACGCCAGTCAGACTTGTGACGTTGGACACTGCGTTTTGCGCCGCAGTGCCTACAGCAGTCGCCGCGCTAGACCAGATGGATGTGCCAGCCGTGGCCGAGGGCGTTACCTGCGCTCCCGACGACAGCTTGCTCATCAACGAGTTGTATGCGCTATCGGCCCGCATCTGGGTGACGAGCGGTTGCACGAAATCCCACTGAGCCATGATCTGCTGCTGCTTTCCGTCCCCACCTGTCGTGTCCGAAATGCTTTGCAACAGACAATCGGTGTAGATACGCCATGGCGTTGCGACGTGATACCGGCCGCCGGCTGCGTTATGTGCAACCAGCGAACTCTGCAGCGATGTCCATATCGCAAGTTTCGTCAGATATCCCGCAGTGTCCTTCACCGGCGCGATCATTCGGAGCGAGATCGTCAACGGCTGCTGGATAGTTGAATTCGCCGCCACCGCCTGATTGGCAAATGGATATGTCGCAATCTGCTGACTGATCAGCGTCGAGCCAGGAATCGGCACATAGGTTGCGAAGAAGTCGTCGGTGGAGAGGCTACCACTCGTCAATGCGCCCTGCAGCGCGCCAAGCGCCTGGCCGCCCAACGCAATGATCGGGAGCATGCCGCCTAGAGTGTTCGACGCGATCCCCCCAACCAGAATGATGGGGCTGCGCTGGAAAGCGAGGTCGTAGGTGGACCGGAATGCGTCGGAGATTGCCATATCAGTGCTGCGCTGCGTTCATTGAAGTCGCGACACGGGCGGGCGTCGAGTTGGTGATGTTGATGCTGACGTTCTGGCCTTGTCGAAGCATCAGTTGCGTGATTTTGGCGATATAGTCGCGAGTCTCTCGCGGCGCATGCGATTCCCAGTTTTCCCCGTTCTTCGCGACGTCCTTGTCCAAGTTGCCCATGCCCCAGTTGTAGGCAGCGAGGGCTTTCCTCACGTCTCCGCCGTAGCGTTTCAGAAGGAATGCGTCATATCGTTGCGCTGCGTCCTGGGAATCTTTGAGGTTGTTGACGTCGCCATGGCCCCATTGCTTCCACGTGTCGGGCATGAACTGCATCGGGCCCATTGCGCCTTTGGGCGACAGCAACTTCTTGCCGCGCGCAGACTCAACCGTGTACTGAGCATCGATGATGCCGGCCATCGTCGGTGCGCCTAACGTCCCGAAAGAGTCCGAGCCCGAATCCGAGAAAACGTTTCGCAGCCCGGGAATCTTGTCGCGCAACCAATAACCTGCCGTCGCCAGCCCGCCAACAACCCCGCCCTTAGCAGCGTCAGTGCGTGACACTGGAGGGCCCTGCAACGCGTCGATGACGGCCTTCGCCTCCGGCCCGGCGACTTTCAGGAGATTGACGGCGGCTGCCGCCGCTGCGTCACCCATCGTCTTCAACTCAGGCGCCATTTGAGCCAACTGCCCGTTGAACTCGTTCATGACCTGCGCCCAGTCCGACTTCAGCGCGGCCTTTACGTCGGACGCCTGATCGGCTGTGCCTTGATCGACCTCGTTGCGCTTCGCATCAGCGATTTCCTTCTGCTGAGCCTTCATCCAGTCCGAGTCGCTATAACTGGCGCCGGTACGAAGTTGCTGAAGCGAAAGTAGGTCCGTGAAACCGTATGCTTGTGCCATGGAGGCAGCTGGCATGCCGGACTTCTGCCATTCGCGGAACTTACCACTGGCCGCCCGGGCGAAGTCATACGTCAGTTTCTCCGCGTCCTCGTTCTGGATCTGATCTGGCGTCAGACCGGCGGCCATGAAAGCGCGCCATTTGCTGACGTCGCCTTGGGCATTCGAAACATTTCCGAGGTCGGACGAGCCGAGACCAAACTTTTCAAAATTCGCGCCAAACGCCTGGGTCTGGCCGATGCGAAGGCCTAGTCCACGAGCCTGAAGATTCTGCCCCGCGAGCGCATTGGTCGACGCAAAGACGGCGGCCGGGAATGACAGCAACGAACCGCCAATAGCCCCCAGTTTCAGGAGCACGCCACTCATCTTCGAGATGTCTTTATGGACTTCCTTAGAAAACTTGGCCATGCGGCCCATCTGGAGGGCGCCGTCTTTCGTCTTGGTGTTGAACTTGTCCTGCGCGCCGGTTGCCTTTTGTAGGCCTTGAGTGATCGCGTTCGCCTGAATGGCCGCAATCATCAGGAATTCTTTCGAGAGTTTCGACGACTTTGAGAAGTCCGCCATTCCGACGCCGGCATCGTCAATCGAACCGGTGACCTTTGCCCAGTCCTCGGGCATCGCTTCCAGCTTCTTCTGGTAGTCGCTAAAGAGGGCGTGGAACTCGCGAAACTGCGAGTCGTTAAGCTCAATATCGACGATTGCTTTTTGCGTCATGCTGGCCTCTTGAGCGCCTCGATCAGATACCGATGACGGAACTGCTGCGCTGTTCGATATGGGCTGTCGTACCGCTCAAACACCTCGCCGAATCCCTCAGTGGCGATGTAGTTCAGGATGGAATCGACGATGGTGTCTTTGTCGTAGGCGCGGCCTGCGTCAATGTCGGCAAAGAGGCGATGAATTCCGTAGGCGTGGATGACGTGATCGACGCACCCAGAAAGGATGCTGTTCCCTTCGCTGCCGTCTCGCGATCCGCCTTTTTCGCCATCGCATAGTGACAGGTAAAAAAAGTGACGGCGGCGACCGTTTCCTCCCAATCCTCGGCGTCGATCTTTCCGCTCGAGATGGCCGTCTCTACGGGTAGCATGTCCCAGCCGGTCGGGCTCGGGCAAAGAACGGTCGTGAGACGCTTGAACTCAGCGAAGAGTGCATCGGTGGACTCGTCGTGAACATTCCCTCGCTCGTCGACCATGCCCAAACTAGCCGCCTCTTTTCGCCCTTCGTCTTTCAGGGTCAGCGCCGCGATCCGCGGGCCAGCGCCCATCAGGTAGTGCGCACCCTTGCTTGACAGCGAAGCCTTGGTGGCAGCGAGAACACGGTAATGCTGCTCGAAGATGGCGCGGGAGACGGGAGTGTGGAAGGCATAAATACGGACCACATCTTCCGTTACTTCCTCGGGCACGTCTTTTCCGTCGACCTGCTTTATGACTTTCTTCGTGACCTTATCTGTCACGACGGGTAGAACCAGATTCCGCCGTTCGTCGATCTTCATCTCAATCCCTTTAACTGAGCCTTATGAGGTGCCACGGCAACCAGTAAGGTGCTGGCTTTCGGGTCGCGTCCCTAGCCGTGGCGTGATGGTCAAGTGAAGGACCAGAGCGAGCTGTTGATGTTGTAGGTGCCTCGGAGCGTTAGCCGGACAACAGGATCGGTGCCGTCGAACGCACCAGGCGAAATCGAGCGGATGGCCGTGTCGTTCAGCGTGATCGCCGGCCATGCAGACGTGTCGCTGTGAATCGTCACGTCGCCAAGAATGCCTGTGTCCTGTGCCTGCGCGAGCCAGCTCGCTGCCAAGGCCTGGGACCGCAGCAGCCCCACGGTGATGCTGGCCATGACGTATGGCTCCGGCGAGTTCACGACGCCGGTTGCGGTTTCGATCTGAGGCACGAAATCGCCTTCAAATTCGATGTGCGCGAACGACTTGCCCATGTACTGGGCCGTGATGTTCAACGTGGGAAAGGCCGCCACTACGACGGAGCATCGGACGCGGTTTAGCGGACCCGCATTGAGATAGGGATTTGCCATGGTGCGTCCTTAAGCAACGAACTGCGTAGCGTCGAGATTGAAAGTCAGGGTCAAAAATGCATTCTGACCAACCACCGTCGCCGCGAAGCCGTTGTAGATGCCTGCGTTGTAATCGTTCGGGTTGTCCGTGGTGTAAGTCGCGAACGGGACTGCGGTCACAACCGCGCTCAGCGCACAGCCGAACTTGACAGCCGAATTCGCCACGTTCTGAGCAACGGCGAGCAGCGTGTTAATGCCGTTCTGGTCATAGAGCAGCGGTGGGTTGCTGTTCGAGCCGTTGATGATTGCCGCGGCGAGCGCCTGCTTGACCTGAATGCGGAACCAGTCGATGCCATACCACCAGGCAGCCTGTTCGCCGTCCATCGTCGTGCCCTTGAAAACGCACGCAGTGGAAATGCCGCCCTCAGCGCCCGTCAGAATCAGGTTGCCGTAGTTGGTCAGAATCGTATTGATGCTGGTCTGGTTGCCGACCTGCGACCAAGGAGTCACGCCGAAAGCATAGCGATACGACATCGGCGCCAGCGGACTGGCCGAGCCCGGCTTATTGGCGAGCCAGTTGTAGAAGTCCACCGACAGTTGATGCTCGGTCGACGCCTTAGTCGGGCTCGGGACCTGCGCATACACCGCCTTGTTATTGGCGTAGTTCGGCAGGTTCGCAACGGTCGTGGTGACAAAGAAATACGTCTGACCGCTTGGGCTCTCGTAGTTCGCCGTCATCGTATTCAGGGCGGCGGACGATGCGGCATCCCACGCGGCCGGCAGCAGGTATGCGTAGAAGACTTGCGGATTGCTGTTTGCCGTGATCCACGTTTGCAGGGCAGTGATTGCCGACGCTGCGGTGGTCTGCGCACCCAGTTCCAGCACGTAGACGCCAACCGAATTACCCTGCGCGAAGAACGTCGTCGCCGAGTTGCTGATAAAGCCCGCGTTCGACGGCAGGTAGGTGCCCGGAACGGTCTGGGTGCCGGGATTGGCGGCAAGAGCGAACGTGAAAGTGTTGGCGCTAGCAACCGTCGCGGTGTAAGTGCCGTTATAAGCGGCAGGCGTCGCACCAGCAATAGTTGTCGTGAACGTCTGGCCTGTTGCCAAACCGATGGTGGCTGCGGTGGTAGCGGTCACCGTGCCGCTCGACCAGACCATGCCGGTCAGCGCGAGGGGCGTGGCGAGGATTGCCTGCACGGCGGATAGAGAGCCGCAATACTGATACGTTCCGCTTGCGAGAGTAGTACCGCCCGCCGACACAATCGTACCACTTTGCTGCAGTTGGGAGACGGTCGGCGCGCGCGTGACGGTCGTATTGACCGTTACGATAGTCGGTGTGATTGTGGTTGCCATGTGGGCGGACCTCTATTAATCGAACGAAACGGCGACCTGGCCACCCGTACCCGGATCTACGACGATGCCTGCCGCGCAAGGGAAATCAAGGTTGATGACGGTGCCGACCGCCGGCCACGAAGCGGTGTATTTGAGAATTGCGTTGGCGGTCGCAGCGGCACCGGTGGTGGCGACGTCGTACACAGCAAAGTTGCCGGCGGTGGCGGCGGCGACAACCGTGACTTTGCAAACCCGACCTGCACCGGCCTTCACGAGATTGATGGCGGTAACGTTGAGCTTGTTGGCCGAACCATTGCCGACGAGCAGATTTCCGCTCGCATCCATCTGGAGTTGCGAACTCTTGTTTGCTGCGTTGAGTGCTACGTTTGCTTGAAGCGGGGCCTGGGGCATTTAAAGCTCCTGAAAAGAAAAACCCCGCTCGCGGCGGGGTGGAATGACTAGTCGGGGTGCCCCGCTAGGTGGTGATGGAGGAGAAACCAGCCGAGAGAATCAATCGGCGCGCGATCGCATCGGACGTCGTCTGGAAGTACCAGGCGTCAATGTCGAGCGTCTTTTTCATCGCGATAACGCTCAACTCGGACTGGGTGCGCTTGGCGTCTTTCAGCACCGGCGAATTGCCAAATCCGAAGTTGTCGGTGTTCAACGAGTAGTCAATCAGCGACGCATAGAACTGGATCGCCTGCTGATTCGTGAGGCCGTACAGAGTCAGGCGAACGCGATCCTTGGCGAGTTGTGAACTCGGCATGTCATGCAAAGGCGACGCACCGGAATTCGGTACGGTCGTGCCCGGCCACACATAGATCGGGAACGAAGGTGCTTCCGTAGCATCGGGCTCGACGTGCGCCACAACATAGGGCGGGACGACGTTCGCCGGCACCAGATACGACGGATAAACAGGAAGCGCTGGTGTGCCCTGCGCCAGCCAGATCGGCAGGCTGTTGGATACGATCGGCCCGGTCGGCAGGTCAGCCGCGCTATCGATTAACTGCGAAGCGAGCGCCGGATAAACGGCGTTGCCAACGTAGTGGTACAGGTTGGCTTGCTTGTAAAGCGATCCCCGTGCGTTGAACGAGAACCGGATGCCGTCGATAGTCCCAATGAACAGATCGGTAGGCGCCGCGGTGTTGAAAACGTCTATCTGGCTGAGGGCAGTGAAGATGATCCGGTTGACGTCAATCGTTTCGTCTTCGTTCTGTTGTTGATCCGTCACAAGGTGCAAAGACCCTTGGACTGTTTGCGTGACCCCGGTGTTGACCCAGAACACATACCCGTCAGTCGCGAGAATCGACTGGCTATACCGGGTGAACGTGACCGACTGGCTTTGCGATATCTGGTCGACGCCGGCCGCCAACGTACTCGCCAACTGGCTTTGCGATCCTAGCGATTCGGCGATAGTTGGCATTAATCAAACCACGCGGTGAGCGTTGACCAGTAGAGCGATGTGTCGATGAAAGAAGGGCGCCGGGGATTGCCCTTGGCGTATGGATGCTTCAGGCGGTGATTGACGCCATTCAGTGCGGCCTGCGTCGGAACTCCCTCGACCCCCATGTGCTCGATTTCCTGCATCGAGATGAAGTTTTTCATCATCATGGTGATCGATGACTCGGCGCCGGCAAACGGGTTGCCCGAGGGATGGCCGCCCATCATCATGGTTTCAAGCTGTCCGGCAATGGAATGCTCCAGTGCTTTAGCGATGTCCGGCAGACGCGCAAAAGCAAACGTGTCCAACACGCCGTACTTCTCTTCGAGGATTTCGGCGACCTCGCCGGTCGTCTTCGTAGAGGCGCTTTTCTTGCCTTTCTTTCCCTTCGATCCACCGCCGTCTACGTACGGGACGTCGATCACGCCGAGGTGCAACGTGATCCGGCCAGGTGGCGCGGTCGTAGTGCCGACGTGCACAGGCGAATAACTTCCGCCACCCTCAGCCATCGGAGTGGCAAAGTCTCTCGCTGCCATGATTTACCTCAACTGATGCCCCAGATGGCGCCAAGATCCTGTTGCATGGCCAGCCATTGCCGTCCATATGGATCACGGAGCGCCTGCAGTTGGCCGAGCGTGAGGCCCTTGAGAAAGTCCGGGGATAACAGCGAATCAGACGTCCCCTGATCCGCCGCGGAATTGACGACGCCGGGCGTGAAGCTGGTGAGCTTCATGTCGGAGCGGGCCTGCGCAAAGAACGTCTGGCCCGGCTGATCAGGGCACCAGTTCAGCAGGAAGGACGTTGCCAGGCAATAGACGGCAAAGCAGTAATAGTCCTGCCCAATGGCGTAAAGCACCAGAAGCGTCTTTTCTTCGGCGTAGCTCAGTGCCCACGCGATGTATGGACTACTGGAAGGTAGCGCGGCAGTCGGAACTCCCGCGACCGTCGTCAGGAAAGTGTACAGATCAGTTGTGTTCGGCGCGGACTTGGTCTGCCATGGGGCAAGCACGCCCATGCCGGGAAGCGGTGGAAAGCAGGGCGTGCACATATTGCCTCTTAGCTACGACGCGGGCGACCGCGGCGACGTTCAGACTGTTGCGGCTTTTCTTCGCCGACCGTGATGACTTCATGAACCTGAGACTCGACGCCTTTCTGGTCGACCTCTTCAATCTCGACCTCGAAAGATGCGATCTTCGAATCGGTTTCCTGCGCTGCCTTGCGCATCAAGTCATCGGACGAGGCTGCGGCTTCCTTCCGGCGCTCGGCCGCTTCGTCATACAGCACATCCTCGTTGTTCGTCATCGTGTTATAGAGACGGTCCAGCGGGATTGGCGTATCGAACTGATAGCACTGGCCGACGAATCCTTTGGCGCGATCGATTTCCGATACCGGCAGCATGCCGTACATCTTGTGCTGATTCACGATGCTTTCGTGGTCGGCGCGAGAGCCTTCGGGATAGATGCTCTTCTGCTGGCCGGGAGGGATTTCCACGAAGATCGGGCGCTGCGTGCGCTCGGTCCAGAAGTGCAACTGGAAATTGTGTTTGGTCAGATTTGCGACGAATAACGGCATGGTATTCCCTGTTAGTTAAGTCCCTGTATTGGAGCCCGCGGAAACACGACAGGGGGCGTGCTTGTCAGTTGCGCAACCTATCCGCGAGCTGACCGTTTAGAAGCCAGCGCTAACCAGCGTGATGGCTTCCGGACGCGGCGCCCAGCCCGACGTCGAGCGCAGTTCCGACACAACGTCAACAGCACCAGCGGGGAGCGGGGCGATGATTTCGGTCGGAGCAGCACGGTCGACAAGCTGAAGCGAGCATGCGTCGAGGCCCGGCGTGAGTTCGGCAAACACGTTCGTGTTGATCTTGTTCACGCGGTTCTTCTTCACTTCCGGCATGGAAATGATGATCAGGTCGGTACCGCCTGCGCCCTTGCCGATGAGCGTGTCATCGCAAGTCCAGGTGATCTCGTCCTTGTTCCAGCCGGCGACGTCATCCACGAGGCCGCGGATCGACTTCGAGCCTGCGCCTTCACGCTGGAACTGCGTGAGTTGCACGATGCCGTAGTAGCTGATCGCCTGCATGATGCGCTGGGTCGTCAGCACCGTGAATCGTGCCGGGACGCCAACCGTCATCGTGCGCGTCTTGATCGCAGCGATCTGCTGTGCGAGGAAGAACGCCAACGCGCCGTTGTCATACGTCGAGATCGACGTGTTGCCGTTCGGGTCAGCCGGCAGGTTCAGTGCCGTCGCGCCGTTCGCGTTGAGCAGACCTTCGCCGTTTGCCGGGTTCGCGCCATACAGCAGCAGATTCCGCTGTTGCTGGAACGTGCCCTGACGCATTGCCAGACGGTGCGCCTCGACGGTCGACGCGCCAACGCGGCCGAGAGCAGCCGTGTCGTGGTGGTCATACTCAGCGCGCGAACGGATCATGTACGTCGGCGTGCTGATTTCGTTGTAGACCACCGTGCAGCTCGGCAACGCATTGGCAACGAACTGGCCGGTCTGGACCTGCGTGCGGACGTCGAGACGCTTGATGTAGACGGCGAGATCGCCCTCGCCAAGACGGACGAGCGGATCGCCGGTTGCGATCGTGTCGAAAGCACCCGATGCCTGTTGGTATTGCAGGAGGAGTTCGGGAACCACATACGACGGGTTGACCCGGATTTGTGCCGGTACGATATTGGCCATTTTTTGTCCTTAGAGCTGGATAAGGGCCGCGTAACCTTGACGATTCCAGGTAGCTGCGCCGGTGGTTGCGTTGTAGGAGACAGTCATGCTGTTGCCAGCGTTGATGTCCAGGATCTTGACGGGGAGTGCACCCGTGCCGTAGTTGAGTACGATCGTGCCCGACAGCGCGCCCGTCGCGATCGAACCCGAGCCAGCGGTGATCTGGATCGAGAAGTGCTGGTTGTCGGTGAATGCCGAAACGGTCTGGTTGCCGTTCACGAGCGATGCGCCCGTGCCGGTCACGCCGCTGATGTTGATGAAGTCGCCCACGCCAGCAACCGGCGAGGCCGCAGCCATCACGATAGCGATCGTGTACACGCCGTTCGAGTACGACGACGTTGCAGAGGTGACCGAGTAGGTCGCCGTTGCTGCGTCATACGGCTGCAGAACCTGGTTGTTGAAGTCCCACGACACCTGGCTGGTGATCAGGCTGCCGTCCAGCGACACGAGCGACGGGTCCATGGCGACCGGAATCGCAATACCCGAGCCAAGACGGAAGAACGGCACCGACATGCCAGCAGCACCAGCGGTCGGAACTGGGCTCGACGGCGAACCAACCCACGCATAGGCGTTGTTGAAAACCGTGAAGCCGGTGATGTTCGCAACAGCCGACGCCTCGACGATCGTGCCGCCGAGGGTGCGGTCATATCCCGATGCGGGAGCGATGCTCTCGGAGATGGCCATGCCGCCCCACATCGGGCGAGTTGCGCTTGCGGAGACAGTGCCGACTGCGAGCGAGTAGCGCGTGGCCGGAGCGTCCTGATAGACGCCCTGAACGTAGCCAGCGCTTTGTACCGAGAACGAACCTTGAGCATTCGTAGTCGCGTACGGGTAGAAAGGCGTATTGAGTGCCATGTTTTCCTATCCTGAAATGAAAAAAGCCCGCTCAGTGGCGGGCCTCGTGTTAGCGACTACTGCAGTCAGTGCTTGTTCGGCTGGTTGATTTCGCCGTGCATACGCGGCGCGCGGAAATCGTCCATCCACGAACCGACGTTGCCGTAGAACGTGGTGATCTTGTGGCCGGTGCCCGTGTCTCGGGTCACTGCGCGCAGACCGCCTTCCGGCGAAACGGCCGGGTTGACAGCGGCGCCCATCGCATCCGCATAGATTGCGGCCTCGGCGATGTCGAACACTGAGGCGTCGAGTTTGGACAGATCAACGTCCTTCCATGCGGCGCTGTGTGACTTCATCGGTGCGGCCAGACGCTTGCGATAGGCCAGAAGGTCTTCGCCGTTCAGCGGGCGATTTGCCGACTTGCCGAACGCCGAATAGACGCTGTCGGCCTTGGCTTGAGCGTCGGCCATTGCCGCATATTCCGAATCGCCCAAAGGCTTCGGGGACAGGCGGGCCGTTTCGACCAGCAGCTTTTCAAGTTGCGACACGCGATCGAGCAGGGCGCTTTCACGCTTTGCCGCATCGGCCTTCGCCGCTTCTTCTTCCTTGGCTTCGGCTTTCATTTCGGCTGCCTTTGCTTCCTTGTCTTTGGCGTCGTCGTCCGCTTTCTTGTCGTCCGAGTCAGCCTTCTTGTCAGCGACCGACATCTCATCAGCCGGCATAGCGTCGGCCTTCTTGTCGTTCTTGTCGCCGTCGTACGAGTCCATTCGCTTGCACAGCGAATCGACAGCGGACATCAACTTGTCCCACTTTTCGGAATCGGCTTTAGCCTTTTCTTCTTCGGCATCAGCTTTCGCCTTTTCCTCAGCGTCGGCCTTGGCCTTTGCTTCGAGTGCATCCTTCGCCTCGGCGTCCGCCTTGGCCTTACGCTCTTCTTCAGTCATCTCAGGTTCCTGAACGTTAGTGGTAGATACGCCAGTAGGCGGACCGCCCTTGTCCCACACGCCAACCTCGCAGATCGCGATGTGGTCGAGCAGTTTTGGGTTTCCCTCAATAAGACCCTTCTCGCCGTTGTCGAGGGTTACAACGGTGTTTTCCAGCTTCGGATTACGGAAGACGACGTTGGGCGACGTGGACAATTGCTCGTTCGACATCATCGTGGCCGCAGCTTCGTTGTAAATGCGGACGATCGCCCAGACTTCGTCGCCCTTGATGTAGGGCAACATGACCGACCCGACAGATCGCTTCTTGAACTCTTCGGAGTTCAGGTTCGAGTTCTCGGGATGGTCGACGATGACCGGCAGGCCATTGCAGCGCGCCAGGAATTCATCGTTGAGATATTCCTCCGGCGGACGGTAGACGTATTCCTCATCCTTCGAGCGGTACGATGTGCCCGTGCCCGTGATGCGAATGTCGAACAGCCACATGTTCACGAAGAACTGCGGCGATGAATACTCACCCGCGACCATCGCCCGCGCGAGGTCCGTCTCGGTCATGTGCGCTTTGCGGATCGCCTTGAATGCGTCCGACTCGAGCACGAAGCGACAACCGGGATGTAATGGCTCCGGCCACGAACCAAGCGGCGACCACATGAACTCGGTGCTCTCGTCGCTCAGGGCGACATCGAACGGCCGGGATTCGTTGTAGAAGGTCGTGAACTCAACTGAGCCATCATCCGACTTGCCAAGCTCGATCAGCTTGTGCGGTTCGTATCCGGTCTCTTCCCGCGTCTCGCGACGAGCGGCTTCTTCTGGCGTTTCGCCGGACTCGATGTGACCACCAGGGAAAGCCCACTCGCCGGGATGATCGCCACCGTTGCCGCGGCGCAAGAACAGCACATTGCCGTCTGCGACGACCAGGGTGCCGGCTGCTCGCACCTTGTCGGAATCGGCTTTGCTCTTCCCCGATTCGCGCATGGCAATGGCGATGGCCTGTTCCTCCGGCTTTCCCGCCTCGCGCTCGGTCGCTATGTTCTTGCTGATTGCCTCTCGGCTTGATCCTTCTTCTAATGGCATATCAAGCCCTCATGACAGCAATTTTCGCGCGGACCGCTGCAAGTTCATCCTTACCTTTCCGGGTGATCATGTCGTCCGGCAAGTCCCGGAGGTTGTACAGATACACATAGCTGCAGGAGCAATACACCTCCTCTGCAGGCTGCGTGATCTGATCGGTGTAACCGGCGGGGCCGACTTTCATTAGCCCCTTCTCGATGGCCCAATTGCTGCGGATCGCGTATACCTTGCCGTCGCGCTCTTTGTGATCGGGGCGGAAGTTGTAGCCGGCCCGTCTGAACTGCGAATGCCATCGGGCAGCAATGGCGCCGCCATCGGTTGCGATGATGTCGTTCAGCGAACTGACGAACTTCGCGGACTGGTCAATGACGCAACGCCGCTCCTCAAATGGCAGAGAGGTCAGCGCCTTCCGGATGTTGTCCTTGACGTCCTTCGTTTCGACCGCACGACTTCCGCCTGCGGGGATCGATGAAGCCCATCCCGCGAAGCGCTGCGTTGTCTTCTCGACCATCGCCTCACGATTCAACTTAATGAGGCTGCGCGAGACCATCATGCGGCGGCCCAACTCATTGCGCAGCTTTGGCTTCAGTCTGTCGATCGTGAATTGGGGAACGCCGGCGTGCTTTTTGATGATCTGGCCATCATCGATCATCCGCTTGTAGATGCCGCCAAGCGCCCGCGTTAGTTCTTCGTTCAGAACGTTTTCAGGCGTCAGGCTTTCGATAGCGGCGCGCCGAATCTGATCGGTCCAGTATTGCAACCGCTCGACGCTATCGAATCCATTCTCTTCGAAGTCTCGAATCGCAGCGGTGACGGTCTCGAAGAAAGTTGCCATCAGGATTCGCGCGAGAAGGGCGCCGGCTCGTTGGGTTCTTTGTCTGGCGTAGGTGGAACGTAGTTCTTTAAATCATCGTAGTCCAGCACGAGAGGATTCGAAAACAGGTGCTTCGATTCGTTGATGTTGTTGGCCGCCCACTCGATCAGACGTGCCAGGTTGTCCGGGTCGAGGTCCGGCCTCAGGACTTCGAGCGCCGCGATGATGCTTTTGAGCTTGACATCCTCAACCTCAACCAGCTTCGATTCCGGCTCGACAAGCAAAGACGGCCATTCAGCAGTGAACGCGTTCTTCCACTGATAGAAAGCCTGCTCGTATGTGAGCTTTTTGTATTCCGGGATCGTCTTCTGGATCGTCGCGAAGAACTCAGGCGTCCATGCCAGGTGCATGACGATGTTGTCGAAGAAATCGTAAAGCGGCTGCATCTTCAGCCGCTCGTTGTCGATGTACCGGACGATTTCCTTCGCGTCCTCAGTCCCTTCGCCGAACCCTTCCGCATACGATTCGGAATTAAGCATCTTCGCTGGCTGCGGTACAGCCGCGGCAATGTTCTCGAGAATGTTCTTGCGAGACGTCGTGAGCGCTCCGTCTGCATTGAGCAGGTTCAGCGTCTCGATCGCTTCGTCCGTCGCAATATTGATGACGTTGTTCGTCTGCGCTTCCTTGACGACGTTGCGCTTGATCCCTTGCAAAACTGCCATCGCTCTGTCGGCGATCGATCCCGCCGGCTTCATCTTGGCGACAAGCACGCCGACTTTGCGCGAGACCATATCGTCGGCAATCATCGTCTGCACGAATGACTTCAACGGGAAGAGAGCGCGCTGGAAGACGGAGCGCCCTGTATAGCCGAATGCCGAGCTCGTGTACTCGATGTAAAGCGGCGCTTCGTTGAACCAGACGCAGGTGCGAGAAGGGTGATATTCCTGTCCGGCAGCCGTGATCATCGTCGGCTTCTGAAAGTCCGGCGCGTTGGGGTCCTGATTCAGCACCAACGATCCCGCGGTGTTCAGCGGGTCGAGCGCGTTGAAGTAGAACTGCTGGGCGGAGATCTTGCTCAGATCGATGGGTGACGTAGTGTCGACGTCTTTCGCACCGCAGACAATCGCCGATGCGCCGTAGATTTTTCCGAGACGCGCCGTGTTCGCGATGTAGCTGTCGGCGTTGATCTCGCGCCACTTACGCACGAACGCATCCCGCACCGGCTCTTCCGGGCTATTGGGAATCGAAATCTTGCGCGGCTGACTCATCGCCAACTGGATCGGCTGGTCGACGATCTTTCCACCCAAGGGATGGAACGCGTATATCTGCTTGCACAGCTGATAACCCGGCTCTGCGCCCGGCACCAAGTCGTCAGCCATCAGCAGATCGACCAGGCTCGAGGACAGCTTGGAGCCTTCGATTGTGATTTCAGCCATTTGGTTACCGTGGATTATTTACAGACCATCGCTGTCGCCGAGGCCGATTGCGATGCCGTAGACGCCCGTGTCGTAGAGGTCGTCAGCCTGATTTGGAATGCCGAGTCGATAGCCAAAGAACTGGCTAAGGAAGTGGTTTTGCGAGCGGCCCTTGTACTCAACGATCTTGTTGTAGGCGTGCTCACTGATCTTCACGTCGCCGCTATGGACAAAATCGGACACGCCTGTGCCGCGGGCGTCTTTGCTCATTGAGGTCAACTTGCTGTCGATAGCCTGAGCCGGCCATGCGCTACGTGCCGCGCGCTGAAGCAGGGTGATACCGCTACCCTTGTCCTCAACAAAACTCCCGGCACTGCCCATGCGTGCGCCGCATAGCCTCGCCAGTTCCTCGACTCGCGACATTACGTGTGGAAACCACTCGGCGATCAGGTCGCTCTCGATCTGGGTTATGTCCCAATCGAGAATGATCAGCTTGTGCCCGATGTGGCGATTGCGGGCGAAGTAGGTCACGCCCGTGCCATCGTTCTTGTCGCCCGCCTTGAGAGCGGAGTCGAGGACGGCGAACACATAATCGCAGCGCTGCGGCCACGGCACCGGAGCGCCGTCGACCAGCATGTTTTCGACCTTGAACAGCGTTCCTTCAAGCGGACGCGGCAACTGCTGATAGAGCGATGCCCACGTGCGGACGTTGTTCTGAAACTGCGCCCAGTGCTTTTCCGTGAACCATTGCGGCCAGAGGTATTCGCCGATTTTTCGACCGAGCGGATCGTTCTGGACTTCGCAGCGCGCCTGCAGACAGACGACTTCCCAGACGTTGCCGTCGCGGCACATGATCGGGCCGCTTTCGCCTTTCCAGTCTTCCGGAAGGATGCGGCCGGCGAGGTCGTCTTCGTGCCAGCGAGTCTGGATGATGACGACCCAGCCGCCGGGGATCAGGCGAGTCTTGAGGTCATCGTTATACGCATCCCAAGTCTTGTCGCGGATCGTCGGCGAGTCGGCCTGTTCGCGGCCTTTCACCGGGTCATCAATGATGATGCCGTTGGCGCGGTTACCCGTGACGCCACCGAGAATGCCGGTCGCGATATATTCGCTACCGTTCGTTAGAGAGAACTCTTGCGCAGCAGACGATTCAGTCGTCAGCTCGCAATTGAAGATTCCCTTGAACCGCTTCTGCTTGATGATCGAGCGGGTGCGGCGGCCCATCTTGCGCGCGAGGTCATCACCGTAGCTGGCGAGAATGACCTTGCGATTCTTCTCCGCACCGAGATAGCGGGAGGGAAACACCACCGATGCATACGTCGACTTCGCCGAACCAGGCGGCATAAAGAACATCGCCCGGCCGTGTGGCGTCTTGCTGACCCGCTCCATCGTCTCGAGAATGAGCCGGTGGTGCTGCGCCATCGACGATTCGATGGGCTCGAAGAACTCCGTATCAGGGTCTTCGCCGGCTGGCTTGCCGGGGATTTCAATGGCCTGGGCCACCGTTCTTGCCGGTTAGCTCAACCTTTTGCGCCTCCACCAGGCCGTATGCCTCGCGCTCCAACCCGATTAGCGTTTTCAGCGTATCGGACAGCTTCTTCATCCCATCAATCCGGCCAGCGCTAGAGATGACTTTCTGATAGATGTCGTTGCGCCTATCCTGACCGCGCTCGTCGTCGGAACGGAGAATATCGCCAAGCTGCTCGAATAATTCGAGGTTGGCGGTCTGCGTTTCCAGTTCACCGAGGAGGGACATAGCCAGCGCACGGGACCGGGATATGTCACTCCGATGCGCCAAACGAATGCGGGCAATCGCCTCAGCTCCTGCTTCCACAATATCGCGCTCTGAGTACGCACTTTCCGCGCGTACCGCGCTGCGTACTTCCTCTTTGCGTACCAGTGCGTCGGCCTTTGCCTGCACCTTTGCGGCGAGGTCGCGCACCCATTCGTCGCGCTTTGCACGCTTGCGAATAGCCCCTTCGGTGATTCCGTGGGTTGCCGCCATTTCCCGAAGGGATAGCACGCCCGCGCGATAGTCGGCTTCGATCCTTTCCCAGTCCGGCGCGGCTTTTCTTTCTTGCGCCATAGTGTTTAGGTTAATTCAACTTTTGCCAGAGCGAGTGGTTGAGACTTCTGCCTCAATTCACCCGCCATACGGGAATGGCCCCACCGGCCTTGTTCTGCGCATTCGGATACGTCGCTGCGTGCGCGGGCAAACTCGTTGCGTCCCAGACGGGAATCGCGCCCGTGTTTGCACCCTGATCGTCCGAGAACGGCCCGTTGCCTGTCGGTGCGCTCACGACGCGAACTGGGATTGCTCCGGCCGCCTTGGACTGGTCGTTGGGCCATGGACCCGAACCAGGCTGCGCGACGAATACAACCGGGATCGCGCCGTTTGCCTTGCTCTGGCTGTTCGGCCACGGCCCGCTGGTTGGTTGCGAGACGATGTAGACGGGGATTGCGCCTGCGCTGGCGTTCTGAGTGTTGGGATAGGTCATTCCGGTCTCAGTTCAATATCTCGGCGGCACAATCACAATCGCCGCGAGCAGGATGCAGTAGGCGAGGGATAGGGTGGCGGGGGAGATCATGCGGCTGCCTTGCATGAGAACCCGCCCAAGCCGCAAGGGCAATCGGCCTGTGGGCAGCAATAGCTCATCACATCTCCCAAGGCGATTCCGCACTTGCCACAATTGAGCTTCGGTCGATCGAGCGGCGTCGGCCACACAATCGGCTGCGTCGGTACTTCGCCATTCAAATGTACGCGAACCTGAGTGTTTCTTTCAAGGCGCGCCGACATCTCGGTTACGAGATCGGCCATGTGCTTTGTCGCGCGCACTAGATCACGCAGAAGGGCCAGCATTTCGGTTTCGGCTTCAGTCATGCGGCCTCCAACATTCCCACATCGCAACGATGCCGCTCGATCTCGCCATGTTCGCGGTGATGAACGATGCAGCACATGTCCCGGCCAGCACGGTAGCCATGGCCGGCGGCGTAGGCATCCTGTGCGGCGAGCGTCCGGAACGACTCACAGACGACGCCAGGTAGTTCCTTCACGCCCTTGGAATGCACGTGGCCGGTGTACCAGTACC